CTTGTCGAGGATGCTCAGGTAAACGGCAGCGGCGACGATCTTGCTCGTGCCGTAGAAGCTCGTATCGTCCAGGTTGTAGTCGAAGCTCTCAAAGACTTTGCCTTCGAGGTCGATGGGGTCGCCGGTAGTGCCGATCAGGCGGATGCCCTTCAGGGGCTTCTCGAGTCCGCCGGCATCCGTGGCGACGCGCTGGCCCGGAAGGACGTACATCCCGACCTTGGGGTCTATCTGGCGGTCCTTGCCCGGGGTGAGCGGGGCGTAAACGAAGGCGTCCCCAAAGAGCAGCCGGTTCACGGCCCAGGCTTTGCCGAAGCGCTTGACGTTGTAGCGGTCGTTGGGCTTGCGGAGGACGTCCAGGATCCAGTGGTCCTCGACGTAGTCGAAGTCGCCGTCCTGGTTGACCTGGCGCAGCTCGAGGTATTTCATGCACTCGCCCACGTTGTCGGCGATGTAGTCGATGACGCCGTTGACGGGCGCGATGGTCTCGTAGGCTTTCTTGATCTGCTCGCGTCCCCAGACCGTCATGGGCGGGAGGCGCAGGCCGCTGAGCTGGATGGCGAGGCGCTTGAGGTATTCATTCTGGGTGTTGTCTCCGCCGTAGAAGCCCTTGATCTCGGTCAGCTGGGCCTCCGCCTGATCGGCGCGGGCCTGGAGCTGATGGTAGTTCTTTCTGCTGATGAAGGGAGCCATGTGTGTCTGTCTTTTGTGCGAAGATACCAAGGCGCGGGCGCTTTGTCTCTCTCGCCGTGTTACATTTCGTTGTTGATGCCCATCCGGTGCAGGTGGGTGAAGGCACCGTAGTTGATGGCGTCCATCGCGTGGTCGTTTCCGTCCTGGGGTTCGTCGGTGAAGATGGACTCGTCGTCTTTGTTCGGTTTCCAGCTGTAGGCCTCGACCTCCGTGCGGATGTGCTCGCCCACGTAACGCACGCGAAATCCCTGCAGCCAGGCGACGCGCTCGCTCTTGGAGCGGTTCACTCCCTTGATGGCGCTGATGTCGTAAATCTTGCGGAGCTCGGCGATGCTGTCCGGGCGCTGGGGATCGCAGTAGACCTCGCAAAGTTCCGGGGTGTACGGGACCGGGTCCTGGATAGGCTTTCCGTCTTCGTCCAGCACGGGGCGTCCGGTCTCGGGGTCGCGGCGGGTCTCGTAATGGTGAACCAGGCCGGCACCGTCCTTGATGATCCGGGCGGCGATGTCCCGGGGAAGGAGGCCGGTCTGGTATGCCACCTCCCGGACGTAAAGGGTGCCGGTGACCGGGTCGTAGCAAAGGCGGACCAGGGCGTCCGGGTCTCCGCCGTAGCCCCAGTCGTTTCCCCACCACTGGCGCAGGCCGTCGGGGTATTCGTCCTCGGGGATTTCCTCCCAGTCCTTGTAGATGAGGCCCTCCTTCCGGACCAGCCACTTGCCGCCGTAGAGGTGCTCGTATTTGTCGGGGTTGCGAGCTTTCAAGTCCTCGGCGATGTCGATGAAGCTCTGGGAGAGGTTCGGGCGGTTGTCCTCCCAGGTGGTGTGGATGTAGGTCACGTTCCCCTTGGTGCCGTTGAAGTCGTAAGGCACGCCGGGCTCGACAAAAAAGCGGCGGTAGATCCAGTGGCTGATGTCGGCGGGGTTGAGCACCAGGATCACGCGGTTCTCGGCGTCCTTCTCGCGGATGCTCTGGTCGATCGTGTCGAAGATGGACTCCGACATGAGCTCCTGGGCTTCGTCGAGGACCCAGGTCTTCAGGCGGTTCAGCGATTTCAGTTTGGCGATCTGGTTCTTGCTGGATTGCTGAATTCCCCTGAACCAGATACGTCCGCCGGTGGCGCGGTTCTGGACGTCTCGCCTCCGGACGTGGAAGGCTCCGCGGCAATCGCCGATGTCCATCTTCTCGACGAATTCCGGGATGATGGAGACCTCGGCGCTGGTGAGGTTCCATCGGGTGTAGAGGATGTTGTATTCATCCTCGAAGGTCGAGTCCAGCATCGCGCAGGCGAGCGCGAAGGACTTGCCGGATCCGCGGCCTCCCGTCACGATGGTGTATCGGGTGGTCGCGTTCCAGAGCGGGCGGTATTTCTTGTTAATCCTGTACGGCATTTCCGTCTTCGTCTTCAAAGACCACCTTCGGCCTGGTGACCGTCGCGTTCAGGTCGATTTCCTGCCGGAGGTCGTAGCCGCGGCTCTTGCCCTTGCACTGCAGGTAGAACCGGATGGCTTTGGTGTCGCCGGCTTGGATGTTGCGCATCAGGGCGCCTTCCGCCTGGTCGAGCGCCATCTCGCACGCTTCCTTTTCGGCCTCCTTGCAGGCCTCGTCGAATTTCGGGTCCTTCTGCCTCCAGTTGAGGATCGTCTGCCTGGAGCCGATGCCGACCTTCCGGCAGGCCTGGGTGATGAGGCCGGCGCTCTGCTTGAGCGCTTCGAGATAGTCCTCCTTGAGCTGCCGCACCTGGGCGGGGCTGTATTTGGGTCTGTTTGCCATCATTCAAAGGATTTGATTCCGTCGTAGTATGCCTTGTAAAACTCGAAGAGCCCGCGGTCGATGGTGACGCAGGTGTTCTCCGTCCGGGGGTTGGTGTTGATGTTCGCACTGCTCTGGATCCCGAAACTGAAAAGCGGGCCGGTCCCGGCGTACACCTTGCTGTGGTTTCGGAAAAGCGCAAACCGGCCCAGGTCCGGGTGGTCGTCGTAGAGCCGCTTGAGCATCTTGAATTCCACGGCGTAGCTGCCACTGAAAATCTCGCCGACGTAGATGTCGAGCTTCCGGATCCGGTCCGCCTCGACCCATTCCCGAAACTGGAGGATGTCTTCGGCGCCCATGCACCAGGTGCTGGCCAGGCAGTAGTCGAGGTCCTGTTGCCGGAGGACGGCCTTCAAAAAGGAGAGGCTGTCCACGTCGCCGGCGGTGATGAAGTTGTAGGCGTGCCCTTCCTCGAAGTGGAAGCCGGGAGCCCGCAGCGCGTCCAGCAGCTTGCTCTCGCTGAATGCACGGCGGTACTCGAATTTCGGGGTCAGCTCGAAAACCTCCGTATATCGGTGCTTCCGGCCTTTCGGCTTCTGGGCCTTGTCCGGTGCGGGGGGGGTCTCCTGGCTCGGAGCCTCCGGGGCGTCGAAGTTGAACAGGTCCAGTCCGGGGAAGATGTTGCCTTCGTCCATGGTGCTTCGGTGCTACGGCCTGATGGCCTTTTGTCCGGTGAATTTCTCCCAGCGGTCCACGATGACGTCGCAATAGACCGGGTCGAGCTCGACCATCCGGCAGCGGCGGCCCAGCTGCTCGCAGGCGATGAGGGTCGTGCCGGATCCGCCGAAGGGGTCCAGGACGATTTCGCCTTGGCGGCTGCTGTTGATGATGTGGTCGCCGAAGAGCGGGACCGGCTTCATCGTCGGGTGCTCATCGTCCTTGCGGGGCTTGTCGAAATGGAGGGCGGTGGTGGGGATTCCGTTCTCGTCGAAGATCTGCTGGAGCAGCAGCTTCATGTCGTTCTTGCTCATGTGCTCGAGGTCGAGCTTGTCTTCCTTGACGGTGCTCTCTCGGCGGCTGTCGCTGAAGTAGTGGCCGGCGCCGGGCTTCCATCCGTAGACACAGCTCTCGTGCTGCCACTGGTAGTCCTGCCGTCCCAGGGTGAAGGAGTTTTTCACCCAGATCAGGAGCTGCTTGTAAAGCAGGCCGGCTTTCTCGTATGCCTCGATGCAGGCGTCAATCTCGGAGCTCGCCATCCAGATGTAACAGGCGGCGCCGGCCTTGAGGCAGTCCCTGACCGCCACAAAGCATCCGTAGAGGAAGTCCCGGAAGGCGCCGTCGCTCATGTCGTCGTTCTCAATGGTTTTGCCGGCGCTGTTGCTGATCGCCACGTTGTATGGCGGGTCCGTCACCAGAAGGTCCGCCTGGACCCCCCCCCATCAATTTTTCAAGGGCGTGGACGTCTTTGGTGTCGGCGCAGATGAGCAGGTGGTCGCCGAGCTGGATGAGGTCGCCTCGCTTGGTCCGGGGGCCGGTCTTCCGTCCGAGGATCCGGCTCGGGTCGTAACTGTCGTCGCGGGCTCGCTTGTTGCCCTTGGGCGGGAGGTCCGGCAGCTTGATGCCGATGTCCATGAATTCGAATTCCCCCCAGTCGGCCTTCAAGAGGTCCACGTCCCAGGCGCCGAAGCTGCTGTTATCCTTCAGGACGATCTCCTTCAATTTCTCGACCGGTGTGCCTTCCGGGAGGACGGCGCACATGAGGTCCTGCCATCCGAGGATGCTCGCGGCCTCTCGTCTCATGTTGCCGCCGAGCACGACGTAGGCGTTCTGGAAAGGGACCACGATGGCGCCTCGCGCATCTGCGAGCTCGGGCGTGTCTTCCATCGAGAGGGCCAGGGCTTCCACGTCGGCCCTGGTCCATTTGCGCGGGTTCGCCGGCAGTCCGGGGATCTGGCCCTTGTTCAACTCGAGCCGTCCCAGCTTGATTCGTTTAAACTCCATTTTGCTGTAGGGTGATTTTGATGTAGTATTCGATGCGGGCTTGGGCGTCGCTCTTGAGCGGCTCGGCCCGGAGGGCGCGGAGGACCGTCCGCTTGTCAAGGTTGCAGGCGTCGGCGATCTCCTTGGGGGTCTTCCCGCAGAGCCGGATCATGCCGGCCAACTCCGCCAGCCGCTTGGCTTCGTTGGTCCTGAAATCGGTTTCGGTTATTCGTGCGTGAGTGTCCATCTGTCCATTCGTGGTTTTTGCAAAAGTACAGGTTATCGTTTGCCCTCCTGGGAGGGTCCAGTTTGCATTTCGTTGTCCCGCAGCTCCTTGATCCGCCGGAGGAGGGCCGTCTGGACGTCGCCTTTTCCCTCCAGGGCATCCATCACCCGCTCATCCATCGTGTCCCTTGCGACGATGTGGTAAAGCAGCACGGGCTTGTCCTGGCCCTGCCTGTAGAGTCGGGCGTTGGCTTGCTGG